AATTAAAAGAATGGGTTGTTCAAACATAAAAGATATAATGGAACAGCACAAGTTAGTAATAAATGATGAAGAAACTATAAGGGAGATGAGTACATTTGTCTCAAAGGGTTCATCTTATGAGGCTGACCACAATTCACATGATGACCTTATGATGAATTTAGTTATGTTTGGGTGGTTTACATCCACTCCATTCTTTGCAGAATCAACAGATGTTGACCTAAAACGTATGTTATATAAAGAAAAAGTTAAACAATTAGAAGATGAAGTAATACCGATAGGTAATATGCCTTTAGATGGAGATATAGATCATCCGTTCGGAAAGGGCTGGCAAGTATGGAGAGGATGAATATTATAAATAAGTATATTGAGAATAAACCGTATTATGAAAATCTTATAACAACATGACAAGGGGTAAATAAATGGCATTTCTAGTCTCACCTGGAGTACAGGTAAAAGAAATCGATTTGACTAATGTCGTTCCGTCTACATCATCAACTATAGGAGCTATGGCTGGAGCATTCCAGTGGGGTCCTGTTGAAGAAATAACTACTGTAAGTAGCGAAACAGAATTAGTTGATAAGTTTGGGAAGTCAAATGCAGACACTTTTGAAAGTGTTCTGACGGCAGCCCAATTTTTAAGTTATGGCAGCGCGCTAAAAGTTGTCAGAGCTACAGGCACATCAGCACGAAATGCTACGGCATCTGGTACTGGTATTTTAGCAAAAAATGATGACCACTTTAGTACATTATCACCTGCAGCTGGAGACTGGGTTATGGCCCGTTATCCTGGTGTAACTGGTACTGCACTTACAGTGGAAGTTGCAACTGACCCAACATCATGGGCTGGTTCAGCGCCTTGGACAACATGGACTGAAAGTGCTCCTGGCACTTCAACCGGAGCTGCTGCAGTAGGCGGTTCAAATGATGAAATACATATAGTAGTTAGAGACTACACTGGTGAAATTACAGGTACTGCTGGCGAAGTTCTTGAAGTATTTAGTTACTTAAGTCAAGCTAGCGATGTAAAAGCTACCGATGGTACATCTTTATATTATAAAGATCATATCAATACAAACTCTAAATATATCCGTATCGGAAATCATGCAGCAGCGTTAACAAAAGCTGGGCAATCAGCCACATCAAATGCATTTGTACGTGTAAACGTATTTTTTGCTAACTTAAGTGGTGGTGTTGATGATAACGCATTAACAGTAGGTGAAACTACTGCTCAATACGCTAAGTTTGCCGATGCAGAAACAGTAGATGTGAACTTAGTGTTCCAAGCAAACTCAGGATTGAGTGCAGCTGATAATATTACACTAAGTAATTATATAACTGCCTTAACGGCAGCAAGAAAAGATGCAGTAGGCTTTGTCTCTCCAGAGAGAGCGGCTACAGCAAATGCAGCAGCACCAGCTACAACAGTAGCTGCATGGAGAACTGGTTGTACCTCAACGTCTTATGGCTTTGCGGATTCGGGTTCTTTATATGTGTATGACAAATACCAAGATGTTTATCGTTGGATTTGTGCGGCTGGATCAACAGCAGGACTAACAGCTAACGCTGACCTAGTTGCTGATGCTTGGTTCTCACCGGCTGGATTTACTCGTGGTAATGTTCGTAACGTTACTAAACTAGCATATAATCCTAATCAGGCAGATAGAGATGCTCTATACAAGACAGGTGTAAACCCTATTGTAACATTTCCTGGTTCGGGTACAGTGTTATTTGGTGACAAAACTCTACAAACTAAACCATCAGCGTTCGATAGAATTAACGTTCGTAGATTGTTTATTGTATTGGAGAAGGCAATTAGTACAGCATCGAAAGCATCATTATTCGAATTTAATGATGAATTTACAAGGGCTCAATTTAGAAACATGGTTGAACCTTTCTTAAGAGATGTTCAGGGAAGACGTGGTATTACAGACTTTAAAGTGGTTTGTGATGGCACAAATAACACAGGCAACATAATTGATACAAATAAGTTTGTTGCTGATATTTATGTTAAACCTGCTAGGTCTATTAACTATATAACTCTAAACTTTATTGCTACTCGAACTGGTGTTGAGTTTAGTGAAATTGCAGGAGGTAATTAAAGATGGCTATTTTAGGCGTAGATGATATGAAAGCCAAACTCGTTGGCGGCGGTGCTAGACCTAATTTATTCAAAGTAACGATGGGTTTCCCATCATATGTTACGGCGGATGTATCTTTAGCATCTTACATGTGTAAAGCGGCTTCAATGCCAGCAAGTACAATTGCACCTATAGCGGTTCCTTTTAGGGGTCGTAATTTGCAAGTTGCTGGTGATAGAACCTTTGAACCATGGAATATTACTGTAATCAATGATACTGACTTTAATGTACGTAACTCTTTTGAGCAATGGATGAACGGCATCAATCAACATAAAGAGAATACTGGGTTAACACAACCAAGTTCTTATATGGCTGATATGGTTGTTGAACAACTTGATAAAGATGGTACAGTAAAGAAGACTTATAATATACGTGGTACGTTCCCAACATCGTTGGGTGCTATCGAAGTAGACTATAGTCAAGAAAACGTTATTGAAGAGTTCACGGTTGAGTTACAAGTTCAATATTGGGAATCTAATAAGACAACGTAAATCATCATAATAACACAAGGAGTGCCGAAAGGCACTCTTTCTTAAGTGTTATAAATATATTTAAGAAAGTGTTTATAGGATATTAAATGGCAGACCAACAAAGATCATTCTTCGGTTTTCAGTTTAAAAGAAAAGCGATAGAGACAAATAAAAAACCCGTATCATTTGCAGCAGAGAATGAGGACGGTGCATATGAAATTTCTCCAACTGGCGGTTACTTTGGTCAGTATATGGATCTTCAAGGAGATAAATTTCAATCAGATAGAGATTTAATAATGAAATATCGTTCGATATCGCAGTATCCAGAAGTGGATATGGCGATTGAAGATATATGTAATGAAGCTATTACAGATGAAAACGGTATTGTTGTTAAATTAAATCTAGATAACTTAGACCAAGCAGACAATGTTAAAGATTTAATTATGGAAGAGTTCGATAGAATTCTTAACTTAACTAACTTCTCTGCAACAGCATACGATACATTTAGACGTTGGTATATAGATGGTCGTTTATTTTACCATGTTATTATTAATGATGGCAAAACAGATGCTGGTATACTTGAACTAAGACAAATAGATCCAACAAGAATTCGTAAAGTTAAAGAAATAGAAAAGGTTAAAGACCCTAAGACCGGAGCTGAGCTTCAGAAAGAAGGTGAAGAGTATTACTTGTATCAAGATGAGATGTTAATGAATAATTCTGAAGGTTTGAAAATCCATCCTGATGCTATTATACAGGTTAACTCTGGTCTATTAAACGAAGAACGCAATAAGGTTATTGGCTACTTAAATAAAGCCCTTAAACCTTTAAACCAATTAAGCATGATGGAAGACTCATTAGTCATCTATCGTATATCAAGAGCACCTGAACGTCGTATATTCTATATAGACGTAGGTAATCTTCCTAAGGGTAAGGCTGAGGAATACCTCAACAATACTATGAATAAGTATCGTAATAAGATTGTATATGACCCTACCACTGGTAACCTTAAAGATGAAAAGATTCATCGTAATATTATGGAAGATTTTTGGTTACCTCGTAGAGAAGGTGGTCGTGGTACAGAAATTACTACTCTTCCTGGTGGACAAAACCTTGGTGAGATAGAAGATATAGAATATTTCCAACGCAAATTATATAGGTCTTTAAATATCCCTATGAGCAGACTACAAGAAGCTGATGCATTCTCTATTGGACGCTCTTCCGAAATCACACGTGACGAACTTAAATTCCAAAAGTTTATTGATCGTTGCCGTATTAAATTCTCAACATTATTCTTTGAAGCACTTAAGAGACAGTTAATCCTTAAAAAGATTATTGTTCCAAGTGACTGGATTAACATCCGTGAAGAGATTGATATTGAGTATTCAAGAGATAATTACTATACTGAACTTAAAGATGGAGAAATCCTTAAGGAAAGAATAGAAATGATCCAAATGAT